CTTCTTCTTTTGTCTCTTCATCAGCAGTTAAATTTATATTCATAATAACCTTATCACTCATTCCGTTTCGTATTTCTCTATTTTTGAACAACTGAATTTGATATTCAGTGTCTAAATCTAAATAAACAGAATCAAATTGAGATAACGGATATATAAATGAGTCATCTAAAAACAAATGATAGATTTGACCTTTATAAAATTCAATGCCACCTGCATTTTTTATTTGGTTTTGAACAGCATTTATATTAAATGAGTTAAACCAATTAATATAGTTTTTTTTATTATATGATATACTTTCGTTTGCGAAATTATCACTATAAGCTATCCTCGAACAATAACCATTATCGTCAACTCTTGACAACCGACAATTTTTAAATTGGACTACTTTTGACTCGGTAATTTTACCATCATTATTAAAACGATTGTGAATATATCCGCCATTGAAAAAAGCTATTGATTGAGCAAATTGTCTTAATAGCTTTTGTAATTTAATATCTTTACCGTAAACATCTTTCCCTACGATTATATTATTTATCACATCGTTTTCAAATCCCATGCCTGCAATGAATTTCCCAAAGATATTAGCACATGCTCTACCTGTTTGACTGCCTAAAATAAGTCGTTCAATAACTTGTGGATAATCGTTAAATTCGCCGTAGTTCATTATTCCGCTTGAAATGTCATCATGCATTTTTTTATTAAGCGAAACGGTAAGACGTTTTTCAACTTCTTTTTTTAGCAATTTCATTTTTTAGCTTTTTCGATTAACTCACTAATTAGTTTACTGTTGCATTTTTTAGTACCGATAAAATCTACATTAGAATATTTAGCCTTAATTTCTTTTTTCGACATTCCACTATTAAGTAGAGTTTTGAACTCAGCGATACAATCAAGTTCTGATTGTGTTGTTTCATCTTGGTTTTCATTTACTACATCAATTTTTACATCATTGATTACAACATCACTTTTATAACTATCAGGTAATTTTGTAAATGAATTTTCAGAAATATATTTTTTTTCTAAAAGATAAATAGCATCATCATCTGATAATAAATCAGCTATCCAATGTTTTTGCGTTGCCGTGATAAACTTAAGTCCTGACCATGCCGGTATGCAGGTTCTTGATTTTGCTTTTTCGTATTTTTCAGCCATTTCTAACCCATTTTTTTGAATTTGTAAATAATAAAGTCTCTGACTTCGAGCACATACGCGTGGCTGACCTCCACACAAGTACAGCTTTGAATATGTTTTTAACAAAAGTAAGGGGTCTTTGGCAATTATATCCGCAACCCCTTGACTTAGTATCTTTTTTACGCTATCAATCATTTTTTTATGGAGTAGGTAAAACGCAAAGTGCTTCTAGTAGTGCTTTGGTAGTAGCATAATCAGTTTTGAAAATGTTGTACTGAGAGAACGGTTCGTTTTCTTGGTCTCGGCTTGTCATCTCAATTTTTCTGATCCCTTGAGAATCGTTTGCCCTTTTTGTATCAGATGTAGGATATAATCCTGATTTAAAACCTAAACCAACAAACGTACCATCTATACTTGATTTGTCTTTCATCTCAGCTATTATAACTAAGTCGTTTAATCCATCCATGTTTAAAACAGCCGATGAATCAAATTCGAAGCCATAAAAGCTAAAATAGTGCTTAAAAGTATCAGCCATATCATCGGCAACAACTCTGTCAAAACCGCAATTCAAATTCTTTCTAACACCTTTTATTTTATAAGCTATTTTACCTTCTACAAGTGAAATCCCTTCGATAAGATTAGCCTTTGATATGTTTACGTCAGTAGATGCAATATCGCTACGATTAATTGCATATACAGTTACTTCCATTCCACCGACTGGTTGTGTCGTACAGTCTGAAGTAATATTTTTTAAAATTCCTGTTTCGCAGCCCATTTTTTTAGTCTTTTTTAATTAAAAATGTATTTAAAATCTTAAGTGTTTGTGTTGAGTCATAAGGAATCATAACTACTTTAATGTATGGGTAATAAGGCTCTATTAAATCACTTTCGCCTGTTAAACTTGTTCCACTTCCTACAATTGTCACCGTGTCCAAATTGACATAAGTAACTGCATTCAAGCTTCCTGATATAATGACTCGTGATTTTGTATAATTACCTCGTGTTCTTGATATTATAGGACGCATTTTGAATTTTTCGCAATAATTATTTACATACATGCGATAAGTTACGTTGCCATTTTTAATAGCGGTGTCTCCTGCTTGTCCTAAAACATTTATGACACAATTTTTGGTAATTGGATAAATAACGTCAGGTGTTTTTTGTCCGAACACAAAAACAGACATTAAAAATGCTGATATTAATAATATAATTTTTTTCATGTTATTTTTTTTTAAATAGTTAAAAATAGGGTAGAACATTTTGCCCTACCCATAATTTTTTAGTATGCTACAGAAATAAGCTTTTCGTCAATTACTTTAGCATCCAATGAGAATCCGTATGATAAGTAGAACACACGTTCTTTTCTTTCGTACCATGATTCAATTTCATTGAAATCATTATCATTCATAGTTGCGATAGGTAGATTGTCTGGTGTTGATAATACGACTCTATTCAATAGATAATAAGCATTATTTGTTGTATTATCTGTAAAATCTTCTATAGCATCCAAGCCCCAAACGGTCGCCATGTTTACAACTGATTTTCCATTCCATTTTAAAGATTGGAACCCTTCTTGTGTGTAATCAATTGAGAAATTTTCCCCTTTTGATTGCAAATATTGGCGATAATTTTCAAAAATCAACTCGGAAACGTAGAATTGAGCTTTAGCATTTGATTTTAAACGTGCATCGGCATTTTTCCATACACCTTCAAAAATTAAAACTGAGTCACCAGCTGATAAATTTTCCTGAGCTACTTTTGTAGATGCTGCATTTTGAGGAATAGTGAAACGTTTTATTGTTCCGTTTCCTACACCTGTAAATATTTGTTTGAATAAGCCGTCAAAATAGTTGTAGAAACCAATATTTGCGTCATCAATCAAACCAGCTGAATCAGCATCAGCTACGGCAACGGCTTTATCTGCAAACCAAGCCGCACGGTAAACTGTTTTCATTGCCGATTCTTCTAAAAGAAGTGCTAAAAACGTTTCTTCGTCACTTCCTGAGATGTCGTATTTTTTTTTATACTCGGTTATTTTATCGAAATAAGCTTTAAATAAGCCATTTAATGCTGCATTACATTGCGGCAATGTATCTTCGATACCTTTTGGTTGCCATTTCTTTTCAGATAAAACAACGCTTGATCCTGACTGCTTGCGGGTACAAGACGAATCTCCAATAAGCCCTGTTTTACCAAGTGAGCCGGCTAATACGATTTGTTCGTCCATTTTTACTCCGGTGAAAATCTTATGAAGTGAACGTAATTCTGGACGTTGAAATATTTGCTCGTGAACGAACGAGGCAAAATCTTGATTTTCTTTTGCGTTTAAGTTTAACGCGTCTGTGTTAATTACTGATGCCATTTTTTATTTGCGTTTATAAGTGAATTTTTTTGTTGGTTCTGTTATTCCAGTTTCAGGGAATACCGGTGTTGGGATAAATTGTGCCGATACTTTCGATTTAAATGTATTAAATTCAGTAGAAATTGCAGAAGCTAGAGCTTTAAATTCTGAATTTGTTTTTTCAAGTTCAATTTTTTGAGCTTTTACTGTTTGCAATTCAGCCTTCAATGTTTCAATTTCAGCTTGTAGAGATTCTACTTCATTTGTAGGATTTTTTACTTCTTTTACAATCCCATTTTCAACGACGATAATAGAACCGTCAGGCATTTTAAAGTCGCCTGTCTTAGATTCTCCGCCAATTAGAACTTTAATACCAGGTCTTATTTCTGTTACGTCTTTTATTTCATCCATTTGAAGCTCATTGCCGTCGATATCGGTAAGCATCAATGCTTTTGGCTGAAACATAGCAAGAATTTTTAGTGTCATTGACTCAATCAATGATAATTTTTCTTTTACTTCATTTTCCATTTTTGATTTATATTTATTATTAAGATTAAAAAATGCAACTGGATTAAATTCTTTTTTTTGGATTTTCGAAAAGCCTAATGACTCGATTTCCATTTCTGTCAATGGAACGTTTTCATTCATGAATGAAGCAAGCACACTTCTATCTGCTGTAGTAGCATTTTCATAAAATGAAATATAATCTTCTTCAATTTCTGCAAGATATTCAGATGCATTAGCTAATTCCTTTGAGTCACCAGCCATTTCTAACCATGGGTTATGAATTAAAAATACACCTTTATCTGGATTAAACGACCGATTTTCAAAATCGGCAAGGCAAAATATACGTGAAGCCGCACTTGCCACATTTCCAGAATTTTCTGAAAAAATAGGCTTCCCAATTGCCAATATCGCCGACTCCATCTTTTTCCCTTCATCTACCGAACCGCCATCTGAATTTATATCAAGCTTAATAGAGTCGTATGATTTTGAATTGTTTAAATGGATAAGTAAATCACGAAAAGAAAAATACTGCCTTTTGTCATTTCCATGGTAAGGCTCGCCGATTATACCATGAATTGGTATAACATATTGATTTAATTGTGTTTCTTTCGGCATTATTACTATTTATTATTAATTATTACGAAATTATTAAATTATTTAATATGATTAACAAAATTACTTAAATATTTTAAGTTAAAATATAATATTTGTTTTATTCTTTAAATATTGCTCTTTTTGCTTCGCCGTAACATCATCAATCACTAAGACTGTTTGCATTTGTCCTTGTTGAATTGTTGAAAATAAATTATTGCGTGAAACGATGCCACTACCTACACTCCCAGCCGTTGTGCTTAGTTCTGTTGCTTGTGTTTGATAGTTACTCGAAACAGTACTACTAGAATAAGTTGAGCCACTGTCTACAGATGCAGAACTTCCGCCTTTTACATTATCATTAACAGCTATAATTTTTTTTACAGATGCCAACCCGCTTGCTACTGCTGTAGCTGCTGCCAATGATTTAATTATTATGCCACCTGGTGTTTGAGCAAATGCTGCCGTAGCTCCCAAATATGTGTTTATAGTTGCTTGTGCTATCGCTGCAATCTTGCCTACCTTTGTATTTTCACCTAGCAAATCAGCTACAGAGCCAGCAAAATTAGCATAAATTGACATTTTTGCCCGTTGTTCAGCTTTTACAAGCTCTATTTTTGCATTTGAATATTTTTTCTCAATAAGAGTTGTATTAGCTCCAATTCTTTTAGCTGTTGCAAGCTCTTCTTGTTCTTGTATGTTTAATTGCTGTATTTTTAAATCAATCAATGATTGCCCACTTTGTGCATGTATTTCAAGTTCATTATTCAAATCAGTTTTTAATGATTCAAGATTTTGAGATTTAAATTCAGCATCTAATGTTTTTATTTGTTCATTTTTTTGAAGCTCAATATCTTTTAATTGTATATTTTTATCTGATTCGATATTGGCAATTGCCTGAGCATCGTTTTTAGCAGCTATAATTTTTTGAGTCGTTTCAGCTTCGATTTGTTTCGATTGCATTGCTGCAATCGTTTCAATACGTGTCTTTTCTTCATTGACTATTTGTTCTGTCAATTTGGTATCATTGTCAATTTTAGATTTATTTTTTTTTATATATATATCTATTGATGTAGTCAAATTATTAAATTCAATTTCGGCTAATCGTAAGTTGTGCTCTTCTTTTGCTTTTTCTATTTCTTTATCATATTTAGCATTTATAGCGAGACGTTCGCCACGTGTCAAATCTTCATTGCTTAGTTCTTGAGCTCTTTTTTTCTCAAGATACTTGACATTTAATAGTAGTTTTTTTTCTGTTCCTTCTTTTTCGATTATATAATTGTACTCGGCAATAGCAACATCGTTTTTTAATCTTTTTTCTTTTATTTCTTTAGATTTTTTTTCTGTCTCTTCTAATAATTCTAATTCAAGAGTAGATAATGTCGTCTTTGCTCTTTTTGACCGTTGAAATTCTTCTGTTTCTGCATTAATTTTTGCCGCTGTCAATTCTGCAATTCTATCTTTATCTTCTTTACTAGCTTTTTTGCCTTGACTTTCAGATAATGAAACTCTTTTTTGGTAAATGTCAAGCTCTGATTGAGCAATTTTTACTTTTTCAACTGTTAATTGTTTTTCTTTTTCTAGCGATTTACGCAACGCATCAATACGCTCTTTATTTGTTTTCGTTTTATCGGAAGCATCGAGTCTTAATTTGGCAATATCACGAGTTAAAGAAGCCTCTTCTACCATTGCTTCCCTTTTATCTTTTGCTAACTGAAATTCCTGTTTTGATATTTCTACGTTTTTTTTGATATTATCACCAATATTTGCAAAATTATCATCTATTGACTTTAAATCATCTTTTAATTGGTCCCAATTACCTGTGAATATATCGACTAACAATTTACCTGTTTTTGTCAAAGTACCAATCAAAGTATCAGTAACAGCACCAACGGCAGCGAATGCCGCTTTTAATGTTTTTGAACCTTCTACACTTTTTGTGAAATAAGATACAAGTGAAGCAAATGCGGTAAGCAATAATCCTATTACGGTTGATTTAAGTGCTGTGTTTATTCCGGTTATTGCCGTTTTTGCAATATCTCCACCTTCGGCAGCTCTTTTGAAATAATTACCAATTGAAGAACCAAAATCTTTAATCTTTGACCATCCACTTTTTATAGTGTCAAAAACTTTAGATGTTTCTACTCCCCAAATTCCTGTATTTTTTAAAGCATCTTTTACGCTGTCGGTATAATTACCAACATTCATTTTATTCTGCTTTAACTTATCGCTATTTGCAACTATTATATCGTTATTTTTATTTATCTTATCGTTTATCTCTTTTATTCTGTCGGCACCTTCTTTTGTATTTATGTTTAACGTCTTTCGTTCATCTGATAGCTTTCTATTTTCTGCTGCCAATTTTTCAACTGTTACACCTTCAGTCATTTCTGCTTTTGTAACATCGACTAAAATTTTTTCCTGTGTTCTTAGTTCTGCATTTAAAGCTTTCAAATTTGCGTTTGCAGTAATATAGTCAGCAGATGACTTATCACCAAATTTGCTTATTTCTATTTTAGCCGCTTCAATTTGCTTTTTTAATTCTTGAATAGATGCGACGGCTTGCGACATATTTATGTCTACATCTGCTAATATATAATTATCTTTGTCCATTATATTTTTATTAATGTAACTGTAGTTGGTTGGTCTGTCTTATCTGGATTATAACCCGATATTTTTTCAAGTATAAAATAACCGTTTAAATTATTTATGTAATATCTCGAAAAATGGTTAATATTTATAATATCAATAAGCGATAAAAACGCTTTTATTTCATAAATCTTTGGATATTCGATTACAGATTGAAAGAAGTTATATTCGTCATCTAATGAGTAAATTGCAGCCGTGTAAACAAACACAATAGCATTTGCTGCTTGTCCTTCTTGTGATATACTTATCTTGATTTGCTTTTGTTCCCCTTTTACAAAAAACTGAATTTCATTCAAAGCCTCTTCTTTTGCCAAATATGGCACATCATCGACAAACGAAGGAATAAAACACCCGATAGTAATTATCTTGCTACTGCCGTCGCCTATAGGTATATTTTTATTTTTACAAACAATATTTTTCGAGTATTGCAATTCGTTGCCACCTTCGTATATTTTGCCAAAACCAATGATGTTATTTTGATTGTAATTATCAATAATAGGTTTGAATTTATAATCGCCTATTATCTTATTGCTCCAATCAATAACATTCGCATTATTTATTTCATCGAATCTTCTTAGCCTTATTATTTTTTTATTAAAGTCAGGAGTTACAGTCAAATTGAAATATAGTATAAAAGCTTTTACAACATCATACAACGTTTTTTCGTCTTTGTCCTCTACATTTTCATACGGTTCAAAAATGCCACCAGTGCCATATTCGAAAGCAAATGATCCATTTACGTAATCATATTCAATGCCTAAACTACGAGCTGGTATAAACATTTGTGTTGCAACTGTGTCGCTAAATATATTGTCATTTTCTGGATTTTGCGTGCCAAAATCATAACCGTATTTGTATTCCAAAAACTCGAATATAGATTTTATGAATATAGAAAAATGACCTCCAAGGCATTTAGCAGATGTCTCATTAAATTGATATTGTAACCATATATCATCTTTTTTTTCTATATAGTCAACATCTGGAGTATTAGGGTCATCATATAATGCTAAGTTCCCAATATAATAACTTAATATAATGCCTTCTGTTGTATTTGCGAATTGTGTGCAGAAATTTAAAAATGTACCTTGGTATGGATTTTCAGGACTTGGTAAATTTTTGTAATCATATTGCCATACTAAAAAGTCATAAACAAAATCATTCCATTTGTATTTCTTTAATTCGTCAAAGATGTCTTTATTGTCGCAAATTGACAAATAAATTCTATCAGATATTTCGGTTACATAAATTTGACCGTTATCGATTAGTTTAATCGAGTCAATAAAATAATCGCAAAATTTTAAATCATACAACGAAGTACTTAAGTTTTGAGGATTTCCACCGAAATCGAATATCTTATAATTTTTCGCAGTTAATGGTAATGAAAATGAATTTGAATTATTAACGAAACGTTTCTCAGGATCAGAAATTGAAAACGATTGCAAATTGATACCTATTGATGTATCATCGTCAATATCGCAAGTTTGATTATTTATTCTTAAAATCCTCATTTCAAAGTCTGTGTATAAAATTCTGGTAAAGTAACCTCAACTGTTACTTTTCTTGAATTTTTTTTAGTTTGTTTAATTATTCCATCACCTTTTACAGTAACCATTAACCATGATTTATCAAAATCATCATCGCCTCCGCTTCCATTGTAAAGGTAAACAGAAGGTGATAATAACAAACTTGATAATATTTCCATTTCTTCAGTTGAAACTGAATCAGCTACCAATGTGATTGTTCTACTATTGTTATAGCCTATATTTCTTGAATCTGATTGTGAAGTCAATATTGATTCTATAGTTTTATTTATTGACCCAATTTGTTTAGGGGAATCTTGACTCGTCCAAAATTGATTGAACGGATAAAAACGATATTTACCGTCTTGGTCCAAGTACTTCAAAATCTTATAAGCTCCACATGTTTCTTTGGCGATTACTTTACATGTCAAATCAAGTGACCCGTTCTTATAAAATTTTATTTCTGTTTCACCTTCTTGACTTGGTATCAACTTATATCTATAATATCCGATTGACATATTAAACGAATCTTAACAATGTAAATTTAAAAGGAACATCTTTTCCTGAACCATTTAAAGCGCAAAAAACAAAAAATCTATTTTCTTCGTCTTTAGATTTTGAAACATAAAAAGGGAAAATTATGCTACCTCCATCATATAATGCCTCATTTATCGATACGTAACCAGCGCCTAAATTATGATTTATTTGGTATAATCCTTCTCCAAGTCTAGTACAACTAAATATTGGTGTTAAATTACTATTACTATGTACTATAGTAACAGATGGATGATTTTCAGTATGGTTTGAAATATAACCAACACAAAGAAGTGGGTTATTATCGTCAACGTATTTTTTAGTAGCTGGATTATAATTAGTTTGTGGCGTATATTCTAAGGCATTTGCTACACCAAGTGCTGCACCTGAATTTGTTTGATAAATACCTGCCTTTTGCGTTAATTGATTGTTTACGTATGATAAACTTGGTGCACCTAAATTATTCAAAGCTGCCGTATTGTTTAATCCTGAAAGATTATCGGCTTTTTTCAAAAACAAACTACCGAGCCATGTTCCTAAATTACTTATTAATGACGAAAGAGTCATATTGTAAGCTGGAATGCCTGACCGTCCTAATGCCAATCTATCGTTAAGACTTGGTGACGCTGATGGAAGAGTTGATTGTTCGAATAGTTTTTTCCCTTCAAGCTGCTCAATAGATGAAACGTAAACAATTTCTAAAATGTGAATACCTGTGATAGTTGAATTTAATGATAATGTGCATTTGTTCAATGTATCATTACCATTTTCATCTCCTAATGCAAAAATACCCACAGTTGTTTGGTTAATGCCTGTGTTATCTATATATACTGGAGCGATTACTGATGTAT